TCGTTCCACACTTGGGCCAAATCTTCGTAAGACTTGTCCAAGTAATCAGTGTAGATATTATGAGCTTGGGCTGCTCTTTTAAGATCTGAGCGCCAACGTTCGTACACTGACTCGCCATGCAAAAAGGTTTCCAAGAGCATCGTAATTATAGAACACACAGCTAACTCATCGAGATCTCCTCGACCGCTAACCATGTGTCCCATTTTCTCAATGGAATCCATGTGCAGGGCACCAACGCGCAAACCCAATCTAGGATGATACACACTTTTCCTTTTCAAAAAATCAATAAGGTCTTTGTGCACCATCTCTGGTGGGTTGTCGCTCTTCGCTGCATCTGTGATTTTCATTCCAATGCGGTTAAAGTACTTCTCGCGACAAGAAAATTTAGTGAATTCACGGACTTCAACTCTCGAACCAGCTTGTCCATCATCGCCATACGTAATAATTCTTTCATTCTCTCTGTAGGTTCCGATAGTGAAAAATTTCACTCTGCCCAAAACCTCAATGCCATTGAGATAGAAGGAGATGCGATTGTGTAACGAGTTTTCAATCGAGTTTCCATACACGGTAACTGAGTTTCCCGATGTCCACAAAAAACATGAGATTATCGTTCCGTTCCAATTGATGACAGGATTGCGAAGTTCATCTGCAATGGCATCCATCATGCTAAGCTGCTCAGGTGTATAACCAAACGCCTCAGCTATTCTTTTCATGATATTCAGTGACGCTATCATAACATCCAAACTCCTTCGGAGATCGTACTTGGAGTAGTCCCAATCAACCATCATGTCGTCCTTTGCTAGTTCTTGGACGTATTGCATGGTTTGTTCCCACTCGTGGCTAGCACAATTAACTCCAACTGCACATTCAGTAAGATGTGGGTGTCGAGAAATGAACTCAATTACTGGCAAGTAGTACTGGCGAACGACCAAGGCAAACAAGCATTCAAGAATGTAGAAAATTCGAACCTTGTCCGAATCTTCATCCACAACTTCATCCTTTAAGCATGTCTTCGACCAAACGCCGTACTTCTTCCCTGACTTGAAACACTCGATCATCTCATCAAAATGTTTTTTAGCCTTATCGGTCAGCTTGTACTGCTTGGCGCCAGAGGGTAATGGTTCCATCTCTTCAAACATATCGCTGTACATCTTCGCCCCAGCACCAGTGCCAATTGGACCAACGGATGAATGCATGTTCACAATTCTCATGTAAATAGCCTCAGGAATGCCGTTCACCATTTCTTCCATCGTCAAAACTCTACATAAGTCAGGAAACTTTTTCTTGTACTCAGGGATCTTCTCCAGAAGTGGTTCCAAGTAATCATTGACTGCCCATTGAAGGGCATCAGGAGGAACTTCCCATGCTCCATCAGCTAACACCTTCAAAGCTTTGTTATGGGTTTCCCATGGTCTACGCATATCAGGGGCTTTCCAACGACAAGGTTTATGTAGTTCATCTTCCAAAAATTGACTAATCAATGATTTACGAACACGCGAGCGATACCTCGGCAATTGCGTGTTGTTACCAATGATTTCTATGCCATGATGGGATTTCAAATCTTCAAAACCCTTAGTGGCTGGATGAGCTTCTCCATAAGTCTCAACCATCCTGTAACCCAAGCGTTCAGTTGGAACTACGCCTTTCTCTGGCATGCTGATGTAATCTGGATCTTTTTTGAGAATCTCTAAGTACTCATGATAATCCGCCAGAGAAACCTCTTGAGCGTTTCCATATTTCCCAGATATCTCATAATCACCAGACACATGAAAACCAAGTATGACTCCTTTTCTTATCACTGGAGATCCGCATGATCCAAATGAAGTGCGGTTGGAGGGGTAAGTTACTCCTCTACCACAATCCACACCACCACAGTCAATTCTGTCCTTATACCTGGCATTCACTGCCTCAGGTATGACCTCAAATCCATTACCAGTGGTAACAAAATGCAAGATCCTGGCCGAATGACAATCATTAGGAGTGTTTTCTGGAAGGAATTTGGACAAATCATGGCGCATCTTCGGGCTCCTAGGAACCTTAACGATCACAATGTCCTTACCTCTCATCTTCCGTAAAGATCCAGCGTAAATTCGTACTTTCGTTTCAAAACCATTACTATCGATGTAGAGGTCCGTCTCCTCTTGGACCTTGTCTATCAAAGGATCTGGTTTGAAAAAATGCCTCGGTAGCATCAATTGGCCAGTACGTATCCATACTCCGCAGACGTAAGTCTTCTCGTCCCCTACTTTCGCAGTGACTCTGCAGAGATGCTTGGCGACCATATTTTCAGTCGCATCTAGAGTGATAGCAGCTTCTGCTCCACTCTTCGGAGCGATGCGATTGAAGAAAGAAAAAGAATTCCACTCCTGGGCATGCGATCCTTCACGTTCAATGCCAACCTCAGGCTTGTTTTTCCTCATGACGTTCCAAATGGAAACTCCACATAGGATACATCCCATAAGTGTCAGAGCGTTAGGAATTGTGCAAAACTCAGAAGAATGGCGGCGGCTCTTTTCGAGGATCCTATTTCTCAATTCAGGATCACTTCTAGCCATAGCTTGGAGTTTCGCCACACGCCATTGAAAGCCGATCACGCGCCTCATCCACATATGTAAAAAGAAAAGGACAAAGTAGCTTGCAGCCATGACCAAAGGAAATCTCCACCATTCGTACATCTTCTTTTCAAGTACATATATGAAGGAAGTTTCCTCATAGAACCACCAATAATGGAGTTTTCCAAGCCATTTCTGAATGAAATACAAATCAACATAGTACTCCTTCCAATCAAGGTAATTCTCCGTTACTATACCTCTAGAGGCATAGTATTCGCGATTTTGGAAGACTTGTTCTGACCATTGGGGAAAGCACGGGATAGGACCAAATTTAGTCACGGTGCGCGATTTTAACACTGCCATTTCCCACTCGCGTGGTTGGAAGTAATGCGCATGTTTCAAAAACATTCCATGATTCTTGAACCAAGATCCAGCTCCTTCAAGAGAAAAAATGAGAGCTGTGAGGAAAAGAAAGATCAAACAAGACCAAGTGAAACTCCTCTTGAGCAATGTGGAAACAGGCAAAAATATCTGTCTCTCTGCCGCAACAAATCTCAGGTATCGATTCTTCCATTCACCTAGAAGTGTTGGGCTACCATCGCGCTCAAGCCAATTTTGGGGTATCAAACTTAAAGACTTGGTCATTGCACCTTCGGGCAACCTTCCAATTTCTTCAATGACAGACTCTCGCAAATATCCTTGTGTAGCGGAATCTATCGTCCAAAACCATTGCATCTTGCAAAAAGGATTGACGTACGGAGCGATAGCTTGTTTCCCAAGTTGGAAAGCTGTATTAGCTGCAAAGGCAATAACACCACTCTCTGGTGTTGACGGTGAAGCAGTGCCACAACGTTTGCATGCTTCAGTACCATCAGTGCCAAAATCGCATCTGTTTCCATGTGGACCAAGTTTTTCACATTTTCCACATTGGAAGTCAGGATCGACGCCGCTGACTACGGAAGCAGCAACTTTTGTTAGATCATCAAAGTCGTTTTTCACATCGTGCTCCTCGCACTTGCAAAAATGAGCAAGGCGTCTACATTTCAAGCAACCTTTCTTCTTCTTACTCTTCCGTTCAATCTCAAGTTGATCCTCAATATCAAAATGTTCAATGGCAAGATGTCGCAACAATTCCATGAACTCATCGGTCTCGAGATTCCGGCTCGTACTATTCGCGTGCTTGTAGTATTTCCTCTTCTTGTTCCCAGAGTCATCATATATAATCTCGTAAACGTCAAAGAGATGATACTTCTTCGATCCATCTTGCTTTCTTGCATCAAATCTTCCATCAGCATCCGCGTATTCAGGCTTAACACGCATGTGCACAGACGTGTAGCGTCTGCACCATGCACCGGGTGTCTTAGCAACATGAATAAAAGGTTCCTCAGTGTTTCCTGTAGAAACAACACTGATATGTTGACAAGTGATACGTGCCTTTTCTTCCAACTTTGATCTATTGGGATGATAAGGTACAGGGTCAATGAGAGCGAGTGACAAATTGTATGCTTCCTCTAGAGACTTAGCGTAGTTCTCTTTGATTGGACAAGTTTCATTCACAGTAATACATTGAGTACTGTTGGTCAACTCATCAAAGAACTTTGCAAGTAAATTGATCTGAGCGTTATCGCTCGACCTATATTCTTGCCCTCTAGCCATACAATGTTGTTCATGAATGTCATTCGTAATGAAAGACTTGCCCACCTTGGGCAAACCCCAAAGATGAACTCCACGCGCAACTTTCACTGCATCAACTTTAAGAACCAGATCCTTAATGTCGTTGTATAAAACTCCAACAGAATGGATCAATGTCGAGGCCGACAATGTTGTAAACTTATCTCGGTCAATTTTGCAAAGATCAGTTAGGTTCTTGTAAACAGTTGATATCTCAATGAATTTCACTTGGCGCTCTTCAGAAGTTGATTTTCCATCTCTCATAGCATCAATATACCATTGTTTGATTTCATAGTATTTCGAATGACATTTCGAAAGTGACCCGGAATTCAGATACAAGGGTTTAAGAGATTTTTGTTCAAAACATGCAAGGCCCACAGTAGAGCACCAATTGTACATCTTGATCACATGGTCGATGAGATCCACACCATCAATTTTATCAGCTGTGGCGTGTTCAATGATCTTCTTCTGGAGAGGATGGTCGAATTCCACATTCTGTATCTTACATGTGAAAAACGCAAAGGAAGTACCAATCAAATAAGAAATGTGTTTGGTAAAAATTCCTTTCCTCAGTGTATCCCAGATAGCTACTGTTTGTTCTGACAAATTTTCTGGTTGACTCGCCTGTTCGAGAGCATAAGCTTCGCTAAACTTTTGTCCTCTCAGTACCTCAGGTATTTCTGCCTGAGCCACGTAGTTGTTCAATAAGTCGTGCAAACTCATGACAATGCCATCATCTAGGCAAGCGTCAAGAAAAGTTACACATCGAGAAACAACAGATGTCAAATTCGTATCAGAATTGAGGCCAATGGCCAATAACGTGAGTTGAGTAAGCACTTTAGTGCCTTTTCTAACTATGGAAGGAGAAAAATTCTTTTCCAAGTTTTCTTTCACGTCGTTGAGTTGGGACCCGAGAGTGGATTTCTTAGATAGATCGAAATCTGAATCATCATCCAATTCGGGTGGATTGTGCATTTGCTGCAACTCCGGATCAACAATAACTTCATCAATCGGTGATCTGGAGGAGCATTCGCTCCCAACTTCTGGGATGGAGAACTTGTTCGATGGGCGAGGTAAATTGTCATCGCCAAAATGAACTTTTAATAAGACTCCTTCCTCACTGTAATGTTGAATACAATAAGAAAAGTGTTTTCCAGCCTTGTTGAAAATAGGAGTCGCTAAGCATCGCACACATTCCCCAACTTTGTGGGTACATATGCTCGAAACTAATTCGACTCCAGGCCGCACTTCGTGAAGCGGCAAAGGGTGGTCAGAAGGCTTTGGTACTGCCTTAACTGACCGAGTGTGACGACGCAAGCGAGCTAAAAAGCTCAGCTTGCGGGTTCTTCGTCTGTTTGTTTTATTCTTGTATTTTCTGTTGAAAATGATTTGGCTCGCGTTTGGACTTTTAGTAATGATTTAGCTCAGTTGACCCCGAGTGGAATATTAATCCTACAAGGTGCCATGAAGCGTACTACGTCATAAAGCTTTGAAGCCTTGAACTTTGAATGACGGCCCATTAAATCGAGATACATCACTTGCATCCGCTTGTATATAATGCAAGTCTATTACTCGAAGTTTGAATCATTCTATTGATCGATCTTTTGGATAGAGTCTGTAAAATCACGTCTCCACTACGTGATAAGAGTTGCCGCTTGGCAAACCGGAACCCACAAGGGGATGTCCACCGGGAGTTCGTCTACCCTACTGGAAAGTTCTAGAACGAGGGTCTGGGGATTCCTCAAATTTGTTGGCTCATAAATGAGCCCTCGGGCATTTAGAGGTGTTTGCTCGGCCACAAAGTGGCAAAGGGGACTTTATAAGGCGTCCCAATATGTTACCCTCCCATAAAGGGGTAGTCAGTCGTTGATTACGACCATAGATCTGTCAGAGGGGACTGATCAGTACACCCACGTGTGCTTCCTTACCATAAAGGTTACGGGCTTACGCAGTAACGTATTGCGCATACCGTCATTTAGACTGGTTCTAACTCTTGAAACACATGAGTTTTCTGTAGTATGTTTACTTATCGACGACTACGATTTGTCGACAGCAGGTTACGATGAACAGGCATTTTTGCCTGAACAAAGAGATAAAGGTGTCCTTTCCCGGGTGAGTAAAATATGCTTAAGTACCACAAGTTAGCTCATCCACGAACATGCTTAACTACGAGGCCTAGCCTCGCGTATCACAGCGGTTCGTGTTGAGCATCCAAGTGATCCTATCACAGGGATCCTACTACATTACCGGCATTTTCTAGGGTTAAAC